AGACCAGCATCCTTTGGCCCACAAGTGAAGCGACTATTGAGGCACGATGAGGCAGGGTCACGAAAGTAAAAACCATCAACCCGCGTCGAGTTGGCAATTGTGGTCCATACATTAGGTGCCACATTCTGATTGTAAGAATGACCAATTGAGAAATATGGAACACGACGTGCGAACAGATTGTAAGACGTAACATAGCTGTCATTATCATTGCCAGCATCCACCGTAGCAAGATCAGCCGCGCCCACGCCGAGCAAGCGGAAATTCACACCATCATAAACAAACTCTAGAATAGCATCAGCCGGAAGACTGCCCGCTTCAAGTGGCCCGCCATTGCGGCGAACAATCAGCTTTGGCCCCAGACCATTGCAATTGAGCGTTGGCCCCGTCGAGGTATTCGCCGCACTCATCTTCCGCACCTTGACCGGAAGACCCGCCTGGTAAGCCCCGAGTATGGGCACCAGCGAAACCTCCAGGGCATTACTGCTGCCCGTGTCAATGGCGTAATTGATCTTGCCTAGCTGAACTCCTTTGGCAAGCTGCCCAAGGTCCAGGGAAGAGGGTGCCAGCCCTTCCTTTGTGATCAGGTCTACAATCTCGCGCTGAGGGTGTTCAATCGACTCAGCTGGCGGGATTGACCCCTGAGTTCCCGTCGCTGGGTTGCCGTTGATATACGGTGAATCAGCGGCTGTTCCAAACGGCTGCTGGTATTTCATGGCGTTCCTTCCATAGGATCAGGCGGTCCAACGCCGCTGTAGTCGAAAAGAATTTCAGTGTGGGCAGGCTTCCAGCGGTAGAGCAAGCATTCCAGATCAGTGACCGCTGCGATGGTACAATGCGGATCAACCCCGCACTCACTGCCGTGCCAGCCGCAGCGGAACCAGTTTATGTTCACGCCCCCGACTTTGATGCTCCAGTAGAAGCGCATCTCAGGACGGCCAATCTCCCAACGAAAGATATATGGGTTGCCATCCACATCGACCATCGGGTCATCTGGGTTGCGAGTGTCCCCAACATTGCTGATGCCCACCATGAAGGGTGACCACTCGCGAAACTCTGATACCTCGATTTGATAATTGATCAGCTTCAAAGCTTCGGTATAGAACTGGCGCGACTGCCCGCCGAGGTAAGTCATCCACAAGACAAGGAAGCGCTGGCGGTCAGCAATCGTCTGCTTCTGGCCAATGCACTCGTCAGGCAGGCCCCAGGCTCGCTCCCAGTCAGGCAATAGCTCTAAGGTCTGGCGTGGGTCGCTCTCGCGCTCTAGTAGATCAGCGGCGCGACCATCAACGAAACCCCATATCTCAGTCAGGCCCTTTGAGACCTGATAGAGCGTGCTATCCGGCGTGTGCTTGGGCCAAGCCTGCCCCTGGGGCAACATGGAAAGAAAAGGGTAGAGGTAATCTTCACCACTCCGCCGCATATGCCTATCGGGCGGATGTGCCCAATACCAGAGCGGGGAAGGTTTCATAGGCAACGTCATGCGTCACACATACTGCAAATCGCCAAGCACGGCCATGTGGCCGTTATTTGGCATAACGTCGTCAGTGTTGTTTACCAGTATGAAATGGTCTACCTCTGGTGCAGATAGAATCGCCTCTGACTTCCAGGCGGCATAGATCGTTCCCCCTGGCTTCGCCTTCGCAAACAACATCTCAAGCATGCTGCGTTCGATATCAGCGCGCACATCCGAAGTGTCCGGCTCCAGCTCAGAGATGATGCACGTAATGAAGTGCTTTATGGGCGGAGGCACAAAGAAATCCTTCACTGCAACCGGGCGTACAGTATCGAGGTAAGCCGCAACCGCTGCGCAATCTACGTCACTAGGGAAGCCGTCGTTGGCAGCACGCAGATCATCCATCATGAAGCGAACGGTGACTGTACCAATGCCCATCTCCAGGGGGTAGCTCCAGGCCCGCGTCACCCCAGGCACGCGCAAAGTCCAGTTGATATAGTCTTCCGCGTCTCCGCCCATGGGTGGCATCTGGATGCGCTCTAATACCCGCGTGCGTAGATGGTCATCATCCTCCTGATCTGTGCCGCCCTGCATATCGTAAGACACGAAGCAAGTGCCGAAAGTCTGTACCCCCGGAGCAGCTATTTGTGTGCCAGCAACTAGATTGCCCGCCTTGCCAGGAATGAGCGCGCGTATAGGGCACTCTACATTGCCAGAGCTACTGATGGTCACCTCTTCCAGTGTCTCGTAATCGACTGGTACGCCGGTAGAGAAAGCAGACCTGCCAATAACATTTGGCCCAACTAACCGCGTGTTTATCGGTATCACAATATTAGGATCACCAGTGAAGGTCACTACCCCAGTTGATAAGGTCGCTGCCTTGCGCCCAATCGTACCGTCAGCATTTACCAGCCATATGTCGCCATGTCGGTCCAGCCATTCCGTCTCTGCCGTGTCGGGCAGAAGCTGCAGCGCCAGCCAGTCAATGTACTGCAGATTCAGATGTGATAGACCGCCCTGCGCATCAGACATAACCCGCAGCACAGAGTTGGGCACAGCCGCATCAGCACCCGGTAGGTTGCCCCGGATATAATCGCGGACCATTGACCGCACTTCTTTTAATGTTGGCGTACTCCAGGGCATTTAACCTCCAGAACCAGGTTTGGGTAGCCAGGCATCCATAATAATGTCAGACCAAAGAATTTGATAACGCAACTCAACCACAGGATTGCGGCCACGATAGAGCGTGATCAATGCATCAATGCGGTCCATCTTCGAGCGCGCAACCTGCACCTCCATTTGTGAGGCAATACGCCGGTCAATGAACGGCTGAAGTGCTTCGCGAATGTACTGTTCAACAAGCACTTTCGTCGCACCACCCCAGAACCCAGGACCAGTGATCTTGCTGCGCCGCAAAAGCCAAAGCCGCGAGCCGATTGGCCAACCATCCCATATTTCCTTAGCGTCGAGATCACCCCACCAGCCCGCACGATCAGTGGAGTCCGGGTCAGGCATAACATCGTCAATCCGCGCCAGCGCGTCAGTGCCCAAGGCCACAATAACTCCGGTGGCGAGCTCCTGGGTGTCGTCTAGCGTACCATCCTCACGCAACAACCAATCCATCGTCACTGCATAATGCGGGTGGTTGGGGAACTCAGCATTCTGGACAAGGCGAATATCGGGCATGTCTCACCAGCCAGAGGTTACATTGTAGGCGGCAACTGCGGCAATCGAGGTCAATCCATTGATTGCCTCGCGTTTCCCCAGACGCACACTATTCAACCCCGAGCGTCTGGACTCAATTTCACCAAGTATGGTGCACATTTGATCTATGGTAAATGCATAAGTCTCTGTGTAGCCTAATGGCACCAAATAAAAATAGGGTGGGTAAGTAACCACCGGAGTAGCTACTGCAGGTGTGACAATAGTTGTGAACGTACACTTACCAGCCACTGCCACCTGAGAGGTTGTACCAGAGACGGTCACGCTCGTAGCCCCGCCTTCTGCCGGAGCGTCACCAGTGCCGGTGCCAGAGAATGTACCAGTAGATGTATGGCCTGTGACTGTAGCATCTCGATTCAGCTTGTCGTTCAAATCGCCGGAGAGATAGACGAACTGCGCATTAATACCCTCAGCTAACTGACCCACTACGTTATTGACACTGGGTGTCAAATAGCTTGATAGATAACGATTGTATGAGGCAGCATCCTCATCATCAGCCGGGAACGTCCAGCCCATGCTGATCACTGGTATAGGCTGTTGCCGCTTGTAATTGAATAGCGTCTCGACTACATCCTGCTTGATCAGCTTCGCCTGGGGCAGATTGATCGGTGGTGTCTCTGTCTGACCTTTGAGTATCCAAGCATTAACATAAGCCATGTATGGGGTTGGGTCCACAAACGGCGTTCGAATTGCCATCGCCCCATTGTATTCAATCTCGCCCCGGTCTGTAGTTCCGTCCCAGAATACCATTTCAACATTTGTCGGTAAGCCTGGAAATGTAAGCCCATTGATCACGCAGTTATCAATGCACATCGTGCCCGGTACCTGCAGCCAAAATTTCATTTACCAACCCGTCGTGACATCATAATCGAGCACCGCCTGAACATCGGTCAATGCAGCAATCTCATCTTCCTTGGCCTTCTTGGTCACAAGTAGGTCGCTGCGACGGTCACTGATAGCAGAACTCAAATTAACCAGCTCAACATAGGTAACATCAACAGCCACTCGCGATTGATAAGGGTACCAAGGCCGATGAGTGCGAGACGTTTGACCAGAGATGAATGGGGCTGTCGCCGATGAAAGATTGATCTCCGCCTCTTGCGTCGCATGCCATTGATAAGCCCCGGCAGCAACTGTAAAATCAATCGGAGCTTGTGCACGCTTATTGTACTCAGCGTCCAACTCTGCACCCTTCCTGAGCTTGGCGTCAGGCAATGGTGGACTCGCCTCTTGCTGACGCCGCGCTGTCTGAGCCGCAAGACCAGCGGGAAGATCA